ACTTTGCAGCGCTTCTTTTTTGAAAAAGGTCTCGATATCGTCTATTTTCAGCAATGAACGGCGCCTGTAGCTCAACTGGACAGAGCATCAGACTTCGGATCTGAGGGTTGGGGGTTCGAATCCCTCCAGGCGCGCCAGAAAATCCTGTAATACTCATAGCTTAGGCAAAGGGGCGAACCTAGCCCTTACGCCGAAGTCCGCCAAAAGTCCGCCAAGGTCCGCCAAAGTCCGCCAAAACCGATTTTTTTTTAGTCTTGCCGGGCGCTTGCCGGCGCTTTGCTCGCCGCTGCGGGGGCCGGTCGCATGCTGAAGCCTCGCGACAAAAGCCAGCCGCAAAAGTGCGGCGAATGCGGCGCCGAGATGCCGGGCGGCCGGCCGGTGGTTCATTGCACAGAGCGTCGCAACGGCGTCTCTCCGCCACGGGTACATCATGGCCGTCGGCGCTGGACATGCCCTATTTGCGAGCGTGAGCTTGGCTGCGACGAATGTGCCGGCCGCTTTGCATCGGAGGTCGCCTGCGATCGCTGCCACGTCTACGCCGATGGCACACCCGCGATTGAGCTCAGCGTCGAGGAACGGCGCGTGCTCATTGAATTCGTACCTCATTCAACACCCACCCGCGCGATCCCGCTCAGCCGCCTGGCTTACAAGCTATGCGGCGACGAAACCCGCATCAAAGAAACGGTCAATTCGCTGCGACGAAAAGGACTCGTGATCGATCAGCTTGACGGCCGCTATTATTTGCGGCCGCGCGCGGAGACAAGCCCGGTTCAGAACGTCCAGGCGCCCGGCGGCATCGAGCTTTCGCTTCCGCTCGGCGATCGGACTTGAAGCCAAATCAGCGGAGGAATTCGCGAATGGTCGTGAACGTAAATTTGCCGACGAACTTCAGCATCGAAATCCCGCAGCTGAAAGACATACAGGAAACGCTCGCGCGGTTGGAGAAAGGCGGCGGCGAGTTCAGGACTGTTTTGCTGGCGATAGATCAGCGGTCGAACGAGGGGGCCGGTTTGGTTGCTGCCATGTTCGACCAAATGAAGGACGGACTCAGCGCCGAGGAAGCCGGAAAGCTGATCGCCAAGTATGCGCCCCTGATCGATGCGCTTAACGCGATCGCAAAAAACGGCGAGGCCACTTCGCCGCCGCCGATCGTCGAGGATTCGCTTGCAATGATCGACAACACTTTCGGACTACAACCTACAAATCCAAGGAGGACTTAATTCATGACATCACAAAAATTTAGCCAGCTAGATCAGTTCGCGAATGCAGCTAATGATCTGACGAATAAGATCGCAACGAAAGTTCAAACGTTATTGGACGACCTCAAGGGCGGCGTCACCACGCAAGAGGCGGATGCTTTGATTCAAAAAAACCAAGGCATCGTCGACGCGCTGAATGCGATAGCCGCCAATGGCGAGCCGGTCGTCGACCCCACCGCCGTCGCCTAACTTTCGGTCGGCTGACGATTAGCTGACCGGCGCGGCGCATGGTCCGAACGACCGCGCGGTCGGCTGATCGTCGCAAACTACTTGATTGAACTGACAAAAGGAAAAAACTCTATGGCGCAAGAGCGACAATTTAACCAGGGCGAGAAGCCCGTCATTGCCGTTTTCAATAAAACAACGGTGCCGCTTGGTGCGCATTCGCTCGACGAGCTGATCGACGCGATGCAGGTCTATGTGGACGAACACATTGTACCGCGCTGGGCGACGCCAGCGACCCTCCAAAAATCTACCGACTATATCAAGGGCGCTTGGGCGCTCGTGTTCCTGGACAACGCCGACGTTGCCGGGGCGCTCGCATACCACGATCTGACGCCCGACGGCTTGCCGCTGTCGAAGGTGTTTGTGAAAACTACGACGGCCAATGGCGAACTCGTGAGCGTTTCGGCAAGCCACGAGCTCGTGGAAATGCTCGTCGATCCGGGGATCAACATGATGAGCACCGGGCCGCTCAATTCACGGCTGGTTTATTCGTACGAGGCGGCGGATCCCGTCGAAGCGGAGAGCTTTGCTGTGAACGGCATCCAAATGAGTAACTTTGTCTACCCGTCGTATTTCGAGGCCTTTCACAAGACGGGCTCCGTGAAGTTCGACGAGATGGGCCTGATCACCAAGCCGTTTGAAATTCTAACCGGTGGCTATCAGATCGTTTACGACGGGCGGCGCTGGAAAAATATTTTTGCGTCCAAGCGGAAAGAAAAAAGGTTCGCCAAAGAGGACCGGCGCGGGCATCGGAGCGAAATGCGAAAGATGCGCTGGCCGACGCGCCGCGGTGGCCAGCGATGATGGAATTTTTCGACGGGGCAAAAACTTACATCGTCGCGCTGCTCGTTATAGCGATCGGGCTCATGCATAAGCTCGATTGGATCGACAGCGACACGCGCAACGTGGCGATCACGGTCTTGATGGGCAGCGGGCTAGCGACCTTGCGCATGGCGGTCGCGAAGATCACGCGAAAAATGAATTGATTCGGCCATGGGCGATCGCACGAATATTCCGCGGAAAGATGAGACTTGGAATCCGCCATAGGGCGGCGCGCCGCGGGCGATCAACTGCTCGGGCGGCAATGGCGTCAGTTTCCGCCGGGGACCCTGCGCCAGGCGCAACCCGCGGCTGCGCGCCGCCGCGAAAAAGCGCTAGTTCTGAGGGGCCTCTAAGGGGGTTGCAAAAAATTTCGGTGCATGGCGGAAACACGCGGTCCCAAAAGAAAACAAGCCACGCGCGAGGAGTTCGCACGGCTGATGGAAATCACGCACCAGGACGTGACCAAGCTCGTGTTAAAAGGCGTGCTCACGCGCGGCGCGCCGATCGGTCAGTGGCTCGTCGAATACGGGCGCCACATGAAAAAAGTGGCGGCCGGCTGGCAGTCCGACGCGGGTTTCGACCTGATCGGCGAAAGAGCGCGTCTGGCCGCGGTACAGGCCGACAACATTGCGCTGGACGTCGCGCGCAAGCGCGGCGACGTCATTCCCAAAGCGGCAATGGCCGAGGCGCTGAACTTTCTGCACGGCAATATTCGCGCGAAGCTGCTCGCACTCCCGGCGCGCTTTCGTTCCGTGGCGCCGGGAACCACGGCAGCGCAATACGTCGCGCTGGACGGTCTTGTTAGAGAAGTTCTCACCGAACTCAGCTCCGATCGATTCCCTCCTGTGGTCCGACGAGTGGCTGAACAATACTTTAGAGACCTTCAAGCCACCGCCAAAATTAACGGTCAGCCAGTGGGCGGACAGCTATCGGATATTGAGTCCGGAGGCGAGCGCGGAGGCAGGTAAGTGGTACACGTCACGGACGCCGTATTTGCGCGGCATCATGGACGAGGCGAGCAATCCAGCGACGGGCACGATTGTGGTCAAAAGTTCCAGCCAGGTCGGAAAGACAGAAACCTGCCTCAATATCATCGGCTTTCACATGGACCAGGAGCCGGCGCCTATGTTGCTTCTCGAGCCAACCCTGGAAATGGCGGAGGCGATCAGCAAGGACCGCGTGGCGCCGATGATCCGCGATATGCCGATGCTTACCGGCAAGGTCGGCGGTGCCCGCGCGCGCAGCAGCGACAATACGCTTCTGCACAAGCGCTTCCCCGGTGGCCATCTGACGCTGTCGGGCGCCAACAGCGCAGCCGGTCTTTCCTCGCGCCCGATTCGCATTTTGCTTTGTGACGAGGTGGATCGCTATCCGGCGTCGGCTGGCACTGAAGGCGACCCAGTTGCGCTCGCCGTAAAGCGGACGACGACGTTCTGGAACCGGAAGTTGATTTTCATTAGCTCGCCCACCATCGAAAATCTTTCACGCATCGACGCCGCCTTTCTCGCCAGTGATCAGCGCTTTTTTCAAGTTCCCTGCTTTCGTTGCGGCCGGCGGCAAAAACTCGAGTGGGAATTCGTGCGCTGGGATGAGGAGCGCCCGCGCACGGCCGTTTATGTTTGTTGTTTCTGTGGCACGGCGTGGGACGACCAGCAGCGCTACGAGGCGATTCACGCGGGAATTTGGATCGCTGAAAAAGAATTCAACGGCACAGCCGGCTTTCATTTAAACGAAATGTACAACCCGTGGGTGGCGCTGGGCGAAATGGCCGAGCGCTTCCTTGACGCCAAGCACAAGGCCGACCGCGGCGACACCGAGGCGCTGCGCGCGTTCGTAAATACATCGCTGGCGCGCACCTGGAGAGAGGAGGCGGAAACCGCGGACCCCGAGCCGCTGCTAACGCGCCGCGAACCATACACCGCGGAGGCATTGCCGTGGCGCATTCTCTACTTGACGTGCGGCGTGGACGTCCAGGACGATCGCTTCGAAATGGAGGTAGTGGGCTGGCGCCAGGAAAGCTGGCGGGATCCGGAGGAGTCGTGGGGCGTTCTTGACGACGTGATCTATGGCGATCTCGCGAAGGGCGATGTTTGGCTCGAACTGGAC